GAGAAACCGGCCAAACAGTACAGCTTGATCGCTATAAGTTCTGGGGAACTCCTGGTACTAAAGATAGCCGTGAGCGTATTTCTGATCAGACTATTGGCACAGCTAATAGCCGTAACATCACTAAGGAGAAAGTCCTTGTGGTGCTTAAGGAATACACCGGTCCTGCGGACCCAGGTGATCCTACGCAGCCTTCTACTTTTAAGATTGCGCGTGAAACCCTTATTACTGCTCAGCGTTTGCTGCTTGATACAGGCAACCTGAACATGTTCCACCAGTCAATCGGTAGCTTGACGCTGCTTGATGACTATCGTCGTTGGCGTGACCGCGTCTTCATTGACGAACTTGCAAAAGCAGAAGCTAATGGTGCTGCCTCTACAACACAGGGTGGTTACTACTTTGCAGGTGGTAAGCAGAAAGACGCAACTGGCCGTGTTTCTTACACAGCCGCTGAGTATGCCGATCAAATCCAACAGTTCTCTGTTCGCACTGACCTGCTAGAAACTGTTAAAGATTTACGTAAGCGCAACGTACCTACGTTTACTGATGGACTGTATCGCTGTATTTGCGATCCTACCTTCATGCTTCACTTACGTCGTGACCCCGACTTCCGTGAAATTGCACGTTACGCAGGTAATCCTGGACAAGGCATGTACATGGCTAACCCCATGATGCCTAACAACTCCAGTTTCTACATGGGTCCACAGGCCGGACAAGGTTATTTCCTTGCAGGCGAACCTGTAATGCCTACTGGTGTTCAGTTTGAAGGTGTCAAATTCTTCGAATCAACCAACTTCCCCAATAAGAACGTAACTGCTTCTTTCGATGCAGGTGCTAACTATGCTTCTAAAGAAGTAGCACAAGGTTTCTTCTTCGGTCCTCAGTCTGTTGGTGTTGGTATCGGTGGTCCTAACGCTCAAGTTCTCATTAACAACAATGATGACTTTAGTCGTTTCATCATCTTGATTTGGCAACTGTATGCTGGCTTTGAAATCTTGAACAAAGATTTCATCACCAATGCTTTCAGCTTCGTCCAAGACGACGGTTCTGTCTGATAAAAATAAAACTCAACATTATTTTGGAGTGATAAATGTCTTATTTGTCTGCTAAGAAGATCTACCCAGGTAACTTCAACGAACCACTTAATGGTTGGTACAAGAATATTGATACCAACGATAGTGGTTCTAACGATGCTTCCAATGGTGGTCCTACCTCAGTTCTTGCTAACCCCGGTTGGCAGTTCTATCAATTACGTGGCTATGTGCCCGTAACAGCAACAGGCTACACATCAACAGCTAGTGTTATTATTCCTTCCCCTTATAGGAATGATGATACCCGTACTGATATTACGGGAATGGTAGTTTCAGCTGATACTACTCGTCCTGCTTATGTTTACCGCACTAACATTTCTGTGGCCCAAGGCTGGGGAGATGGTCGTGTTGCAGAAAGCGGTCTAGTAACCTCAGGTGCTACTCAAGTTGTTGCATTTGGCCCTGCAGGCCCCGTCAGCACCTCTGGTGTTGTTGAAGGCGCAAACCTTACTGCTGCTTCTAACAACATCGCTGCAGGCTCTGCTGGCTATGGCTCTAATCCTTTCCAAAACATCACAGGCATTTTGGCTAAGGAATGGCTGTATGAAGAGCTAACTACCGATACTACTTTTGATGTTTATTCAAAAGCAACTACTAATGCGACAGCATTAAACGGTGGTTTTGGTTTACATGCCGATGACGTAGCAGCTGGACGTACTGGTTACATCCTTGTTGAAGTTTGCTATATTCGCCCTGATGTGGCAGTAGCTTACTCCGATATGGAGCAGTATCTTCCTAATCGCGTTGTTAGCTGATAATTAATGTAAGATAGGACCAGAGATTCAATCTGGTCCTTATGCTTTATCAGCACGTAAAAACAGGAGCGCGAGTTAAAGTTGTTAGTGAGTGGGATGATGGCGAATGGTTCATGATCGAAGATCAGGACGGTCGCGTATTTACTGCTTACAAGACAGAAGTTGTTCCCGACGAAAAAGCAACCAAAAAGGTTCAAACGCTTCAAGTTAAGGATGCAGCTTCTAAAGAAGAAATTCGTAAGTTCCCTCCCGAAACACGTTTAAACATTAATGGGGCAACCGCTCAAATGATTGCGGATCACATTAAAGGGATTGGTTTAAAGACTGCACGAGAAATTAAAGATCTACAGCTTTCTTTATCGGGTGAACGATTTCACAGTCTGGAACAGTTAAAACAAATCAAGCGTGTTGATTGGGAGTCTGTTTTTGCAGCTGACTTAGTTAGAGTCTAATAAAAGCCCTTCGGGGCTTTTTTTATTAATGCAGATTATAATAACAAAATACGACGGCATACAGTGCAACTATCTGATTTTAATAAAAGTCGTGTTCGATATCATTTGGGATACTACGTTGTTAGTGTTCCAGCAGGTGACTATGCACGCTTGGAAGAGTCTTTAAACTCTGTTCCTGATGCAGTCTTTCATGACAAAATTATTCTTCAGATTGGTCGTTGTGAAGCTGCTGAGAAGAAAACACAGCTAGCTTCATTTGAAGATAAGTTCCAAGTTCCTAGTACACGAGTTGAAGGCATCATTGGTGATGTTGATCGAACAATTCGTTCAAGTAGTATTAAAGAAGCTTTAAAGCTTTGGGACGAAGTATATATGTACGAGACAAATCGTCTCGCACAGATTCTTTACGTTCCTAACTATAAGGATCCCATGCAAGCTCGCTATCGCTATGAGCGATCAGGAGCTGAATTTATCCAAGCACTGCCAGGGCCAGCTGATACAGCAATCGGTGCCAACCTTTATCTTCACATCACGACTAGATAATCATGAATCCTTTTGAACAGCTTTTAAGATATGGGCAACAAGCCCCTAAAAGTACACTTATTGATACAGTAGCCAATCCTGAAAGTTACCGTACAGTTTCAAGAGGCGTACAAGAAGTTTTACAAAGAAATATGCCATCAAGTTATGGTGGTTTAGGTATTCAAAATGCACCAACAAATTTAATTGGTGAGGTTAATGATATTGCAAACATGCCTTCAGGACGAGCAAAAGAAGCGGCCCGTAATTCTTTGCAAAGAAAATTTCAGATGGCTTCACAATTAGATAGTCCCACATCTTTAAAAGGAGCAGGGCAAGCAAGAAGCGGTGCATTAAGAGCACCAAATCTCCCTGGAAACCCTAGACAATATGATTTTTTAAACCCTAGAGGAATACGCGCTCCTAGTGGTCCATATACTCCTGATCTAAATGCAACATTTCAAGGCCCTGGATTACCTCCTTCAAAATTAACTAAACCACCTGTTATTCCTACAGGAGGACGCCCTGTTCCTTTTATTACACCTACAGGAGGAAGTAATCCGATCGTAGGGCCTATCCCCAGAGGTGGGACTAGACTTCAAACAATGAGTAAACCATTAAATAGAAATATAATTCAGCAAGCAAGCCAATACATGCCTAAAAGTTTGCCAGGGTATTTACGCCCAATAGGTAGGGGTATTCAAGTACTTGAAGGAGCAAGTCTTGTAAATAATTTAAGTAAAGGAAACTACGGAAATGCTTTAGTAGACGGATTCCTTATGGCTCCACGTAGAGTTTTAAAAGCAGCTAAAGGTTTAGTTCCAGCAGGAGTAGGAGGCGTTATGAGTACTACAGCATTAGGTTTAGCTGCACTTGAATTAGGAGCACCTACTTCAGTAGCAGATGGAACAATGGATTCTCCTGAAGCAAAACGGCGTGAAGAAGCAACTAGATTATATGAATACAATCAATCTCAAGGCGCTGATTTTGATATAAACGCAATCAAAGCAATTCCTTCTGGTCCTTATAATCCACTTCCAAATCCAAACCAAAATTTACCTCCTTCTCCTGAACAAATAATTGAATCGACACCTTTAGAAAAACAGCTTACTGAATATGAGCAAGGGCGTCGTGCTGCTACAACACAAGCAGAAATGAACCAAGTACGAGATCTAGGATTAGCTATTCATAAAGCACATAATCCTCAGCTGTATAGCAGCTTCCGAACTCCTATGGCGTCAGATCGTACCTTTAATCCTTTGATGGCTAATACATTTCCTGATATGTATCCACAAAGCCGTGAAGCTTTTATCAAAGAAGGTGGAGTACAAATGCCTCAATCAATGAATAACGTTGATGCACGTACTGAAATTATTCAAGGTAACAGAATAGAAGGTGAGCAAAGAGCTGAAAGATTAACTGAAGAATTAAAAGCGCAAGAATTTATGCAACGTTTCTTAAAAATGAAAGGAGAGCAAAAGGCAAAATGACAACAGCACTAAGCAAAAGAAAATTAGCCGGACTTTTATTAGAAGGTGGTTTTACCGAACAACAAGTTCCTGCCATGTTAGAGATTGCCAAACGGGAATCTTCGTTAAATCCACTAGCTTTAAATCCTAATGCTGATACAGGAGATTTAAGTTATGGTTTATTCCAAATCAACATGCTTGGGGGAATGGGTCCAGAACGTAGAAAAGCTTTGGGTTTAAAATCTAATGAAGAACTATATGATCCTGTCACAAATGTAAGAGCAGCAAAATATATTTATGACATGCAAGGTCCAGGGGCTTGGTCTGTTTATAACCCTAAAGATCCTGCCTTTACTAATTTAAATTTTAATGACTCAAATAAACAAGAAAATATTTACAACATTAGTGTAGAAGCACCTAAAAAAGAACCTAAAAAGAAAACAGATCCTTTTGAACAAATGTTACTAGGGCAATTATTTCGAGGTCTTAACACTAATCCTAATGCTACTGCTAGTCCTTTCCAAGGCATGCTTAAAAAAATTACAGAAGAAGATGCATCAAAATTAATTCAAAGCTACCAACAAGGTTATGGTCGATTTTATTAATAATAGGATAAAATAGATAGATAAGATTACAAAGTAAATGACAGCTACCAATACAAATAAGCAACCTGTTTTTGTTGACCGTCCTTTACTGTCTCGGACACGACTGACAAATCAAGTTGTTGGAAATAATACTGACCTTAATGTACAAGGGGGACAAAGCCCTGGTTTGTTAGTTGATATGGATGCCACCTTAAGTTCAGACAATAACAGTGGTGGTGTTGTTGATTCAATTACTATTCTTCGTGATGATACGTCTGATGCTGTGCATGCAGACTACACAATTAATGCAGATACGTCAGGTACTTTTATTGGTGTTAAAAAAGGTCAAGTAATTTATGTTGAATCGAATAGTGTTTTAACAACACCGTCTGAAAGTGGGCAAGGTTATTACACGTACACAGGTACAACAGAATTAAATGTTGTTAATACAGCAATTCATTTTTCTGGTGTAGCTAGTCCAACAGCTTCTGGGTTTACATTTAATTCATTAAGTGCAACAACTCTTCCTGCAGTTACTTTTGTTGTGTACCACACACGTGGTACAACAGTACCGATTCCTGGTGATGGTGATTATATTCCTGTGTTTAGTAAAACAGTTCCTACTAATTCAGGTTTTGTTGATTGCTCAGATGTAATGCCTGAGTTAGCAACACCTGTCCCACAACAAGGAAACACAACAGGACTTGGTCCAAAAACACCATTGAAAAACCGTGGTATTTATTTACAACGTGGCGATCGTTTATATGTTGGTGTCTTACAACGAGGTGTATATAACACAGCATCAGGATATATTCCAGGGGCTCACATTGTGGCACAAGGCGGATTTTATTAAGCAATGAAAAAAAAGAAGAATAACTCCTTTGGAGCAGGTACTTATTTTGGAAAATTTAAAGGCTCTGTTTTAAATGGAAGCACACCCAAGGTAGAGACATATAAGGTACAACCAATAGAAGGAGCTTTTGGTGGATCAATACCAAACTCTTTATATACTGTAGATCGTGAATCTACATGGTCTCGTTGGAGAAGAGGCTACGAATTAGGAGCAGCAAATCTAACCAACACTGCTTATGAATATCCTTTTGAATATATTATTCCTACAACTACAGGTGCTGTTGACCAGATAGGAGCAAGAGAACCTTTAATGTCAGGAGTCTTTAGAGGCTTTCCAACAAAGAATAAAGAACTAGGGATTCATTGGGCAGGAAAAATTGAGCCCGGAAATTTACGCTTTGATCGTTTAAAAGATAGTACAGGAGCAGTACTGGCTATTTCAGGAGAAATAAATAAAAATAGATTATATCTAGGTGTGCCACAAGACAATCAAAACTATTGGTATATCCAATTAAGCGGTACGTTTAATACAGTCAATCCTGTACCACCCCCTTTATTTGTCACTTTTTCAGGTACAAATGAAACGCTTAAACCAATTGTTGGTGACATTATCGAAGAT